GAGATACTAAATCCTTGCCCGAAAAAGTATCTTGCTCAAATCTCTACCTGGATTAAATCATTGCCTACTCCCTTCAAAAAGGAACTTAGCATGAATGACTGGGTTGAGACTCTCGCGCCTACTGATAATGACGAGCTCACAAAGCAAGTCAATACAACAAAAGATGGTGTACGGGTGATCAATAGTCTATTCAGGGTCAGCACTCGTGTTGATCCAGCAGTTAATACTGCATGGGTAGCCAGGTCCGGCTGTTTGGAACGTTCGATTCAGACGGGTGGAGCACTTTCCTTGATAACATCGAGGATACCTGGGGAAATTAAACAGGGTCTTCAAACTCTACCACTATTTGATAAGTTAAGGTTACTTCCGAGGATATTCCACAATCTATGGGAATCCTGCGTTGCGGACATACGACAGTATGCACACAACTGCGGACCGGATTGCAAACAAGAGCTACATTGCCCTATATTGCATTCAGTAGTACAAAGCCGGGGATGGAAAAACCGGCATCTAACTATGAATCTAAGTTCATTACAATATCTCGCTTCTGTACTTCAGAAAAGCTGCACAAAATGGCTAAAAAATATGCCTATGACAGCCGAAGGATTGACGGAGCGACCCAATTGGATAGAAAGCTTTAGTAAGGTGTATAAAAGGTACAGGGGTACCCTAGAGCAGTCTTTCTCAACGGTGTTTATAATGAGCGGTGACTTAGAAGGATGTACGAATAGGTTTATACCGGAAGTTTCACAAGCTCTAACGCTGAGAGCGCTATCTTTTTTCAGCGTTATGTCCGAGGATATAGAGAATATTGTAAAATTGTCGTTAGGCAGATACAATATTTTCTTCCAAAGTGATGAAATAACACTCATGCGGACAGCAGAGGATGTGAATGAAGTATATGACAGATTATACGAAATAGAGGAGAATAAACTAATTCCACGTGTGCACCAAAAAATTGGACAACACATGAGCTCTTCTCTATCTTTCCCAGTTATGGGAGGAATGCATCAATGCATTTTCGATAGTATAATCAACGCTAATTTAGAATTCCCTGATCCCTGTGATACTAGGATCAACCAGTTCCTGAGGCGACTCAGAGCTGGGCAAGGTACTTGTGATTACAAGTTCGGTTGGTACGACAATGGTAGGAAGTGGATTCCGACCAAAAAGCTTACGGTACTCTATCCCAAAATTAACATAAGGGATTTGAGAGCCAGAAGGCTATTTGCTCTAATGAAAGAGTATGTCGATCGCTTTATGCAATACGCTAAAAGATACGAATTCCGACTAGAATGTAAGTTTACCCATAATCAAGGGATGGACATTGGTCCTGAACAAGAAAGTGGGAAAACAGAGTATAAAGCACCTGGGGAAGGAAAAAATTTGTGTGAATTAAATAGTTACATCTGTAACGAACAATTTTCTACGTGGAGCGCTAAGCTCCGTGAGGGGAACTGTATCGTTAACTTCAAAATAAGCAAAGGTGAGACTAAACACCGAACACTCTACACGTCCGACACAGCTCTGTGGTCAAAGACATTCAACGCTAAGGGTATTCCCAACGGCAAATATCAACTCAGTAGTGCAACTGAGTGGACGGAAATAGAGATAGAGGAACAAGAAGTGGTAAGTTGGGGAAAGATACGCCCTATCCTTCAGGATATGTACGCCCACTCAACTGGTGACGACCATA